TCAAGTTATGCTTCAAGTGAAGCTCAAAACTTGGCTTTTTTAGTGGACACTTTGCTTTTTATCTTAAAGCAATATGAAGAAGAACTTAATTATAAATTGTTAACTGAAAAAGAAATAAAACAAGGTTATTACTTTAAGTTCAATACAGGAATGCTTTTAAGAGCGGATTTAAAAACACAAGTAGAAAGTCTAGTTAAAGGTATATCAGGTGGACTATATACCAACAACGAGGCAAGAGCTTATTTAGATCTAGAAGCAAAAGAAGGTGGAGATCATTTAATTGTAAATGGCTCAATGGTAAGAGTTGAACAAGTAGGTATTCAATACGATAAAAATAAACCTAGTGAAACACAAGATGATGCGGAAGGAGGTGATACAGATGAAAAAGAATAGATTTTTTGATTTTAAGAATATATCTTCTTCTGAAGCAGATTTGTATGTGTATGGTGAGATAGTTCTTGAAAAAGAAATTGACTGGTGGACAGGTGAAGAAAGTGAAACTGATGTTGGACTAATGGATTTTAAAGAAGAGTTAGACAATATTGGAAATGTTCAAAAGTTGAATTTATATCTTAATTCTCCTGGTGGAAGTGTCTTTGTTGCATCAACTATGGTTAGTATGTTGCAACGATTGAAAGACAAAGGAACAACTATTGATGCATATGTAGATGGTTTAAGTGCTAGTGCATGTTCTTTTTTAATGATGGTTGCAGACAATATAAACCTATATAAGAACTCAACTGTAATGGTACATAAACCAATGTCATGGGCAATTGGAAATGTTAATGATATGCAAAAAGAGATAGATAAGTTAAACAAAGTAGAGGATAGTGTGATGATTCCTCTATATATGAACAAGGCTAAAGTTAGTGAAGAAGAAATTAGATCCTTAATTGATGCTGAAAGTTGGTTAAGTGCTAAAGATATGGATAAATATTTTAACGTTACTTTGTTAGATACTGAAAAAACTGCAGTAGCAAGTGTTAAAAGTGATTTATTCAAAAACTATAAAAATATTCCTGAAAATATTAAAAATTCATTAAAAAATGAAGAAAAAGCAGAAGATTCTACTGAAAAAGAGCAAAAAGAGGTTGAAATAAGCCAAAAACCAGCCGAAAACGAACAAAAAGTAGAAAATAAGGAAGATTTAGTAGAAAAACAAGCAAAAGAACAAGAAATCAAAGCAAAATTAGGACTAATTAGAAGCTCATTAATTTTAAAAAATATAAAGAAAGAAGGTAATTAAATATGAACAAGAAAATGAGAGAAATTAAAGCAAATATTGAAGTATTAAATGAAGAAGCTACAAAATTATTTGAAGCTAAAGATTTAGAAGGAGCAGAAGCTAAAATTAGTGAAATAGAAAACTTGGAAAGAGAATATAAAGTAGCTGAAAGACTATTCAAGAGTGAAAAAGAAGAAGTAACTGATGAAGCAGTTGTAAAAAATAAAGCAGTTGATAAAGTTAAAAACTTTGCTAATGGTATTAGAATGGCAATTCAAAATAAAATGTCAGAAGGTTCTAATGTTGATGGTGGATATACAGTACCTGAAGACATTGTAACTGATATTGAAAAATTAAGAGATGCAGAGTTTTCTTTAGCTCAATTAGTAGCAGTTGAAAATGTAACTACAATGAGTGGTCGTAGAACATATAAAAAACGTTCTCAACAAACAGGATTCACTAAAGTTGGTGAAGGTGGAAAAATCGGAGCAAAAGCTACTCCACAATATGGTGTATTAGAATATAAAATCGAAAAATATGCTGGATACTATCCAATTACTAATGAGTTATTAGAAGATAGTGATGAAAATATCTATAATGATTTAGTTGAATGGATGGCTGGAGATAGTAGAGCTACAAGAAACAACTTAATCATTGAAGCAATTAATACAAAAGAAGCAGTTGCTATTGATGGTTTAGACGGTATTAAGAAAACATTAAATGTTACATTAGGACAAGCATTTAAGCCTACTTCTGTTATCGTAACTAATGATGATGGTTTACAATATCTTGATACATTAAAAGATGCAGATGAAAAATATGTATTAAGTCAAAGTCCAGCTGATCCAATGAAAATGGTTTTAAGTGCTGGTGCAACAACTATTCCAGTAAAAGTTGTTCCAAACAATGTTTTAACAACTACAGAAAATAAAGTTCCATTTATTATTGGTGATTTAAAAGAAGGTATTAAATTATTTGACCGTAAGAAATTAAATATTTTAGCTTCTAATGTTGCAGTAGTTGGAAGTGGTGATGATATGTTAAACGCATATGAAGAAGATTTAACACTTTTACGTGGAATTGAACGTGAAGATGTTGAAGTTCGTGATGCAGCTGCTTTTGTTAATGGATATATTGAAGTAACTCAAGCATCTGTATAAGGAAGTGATATAGATGCTTACTTTAAATGAAGTAAAAGCAGAACTTGGAATTGATTATATAGATGCGAAAATAGATAGTCGATTAACAAGGTATATAAGTGTTGCAGATACCTATTTAAAAGGTGCAATAGGTGAAAAATATCCAGTCGATGATGAAAGAGCCAAACAATTGGCTCTTTTAGTCATTGAAGATTTATTTGATAGAAACTCAAATAGTGTAAAAGAAAATAATACTATTAATAAGTTAAAACAAGATTTTATATTACAACTTCAAATGGAGAATAGAAATGACAGTATTCAATAAGTTAGTTTCAATTCAAAAGTTAAATCTTGATACTGAAGAGTGGGAAGATTATTTCCTAACACATGGGAATGTAAATAAATCGAGTGGAAAAGAGTATTTCAATGCAAGAGCAGAAATAAGTAATTCTACTTTTAATTTTAGTGTGAGATATTCACCTAGTTTAAAAGATTTAGTATTTAATACTGAAATTTATAGAGTTGTTTATGATAATAAATGTTTTGACATTAAAAATGTTGATAATTATATGTTAAAAAATCAAGAATTGATTATTGTTGGTGAATTTAATGGTAAGTATATCAATTAATAATTTAGATAGTGCTTTGCAAGAAGTGTTAGAAGAATATTCTAATGAAATAAATGAAGATGTAAAGAAAATAACTCATGAAGTATCGGAACAATTTAAAAAAGATACTAAAAGAGATGCTCCAAAAGGAAGAAGGAGTAAATTCTATAAAAATATTGATATTAAACAAAATGAAACTTTAACTGGTGCAGTTGATAAATGGTATGTAAAAGATCCTGAATATCGACTAACTCATTTAATTAAAAATGGGCATCAAAAAGCTAATGGTGGAAGAACAAAATCAAATGATTTTATAGATAAAAATTATGAAATAACTGAAAAAGAGTTTGAAGAAAAGATAAAGGAGGTAATTCAAAATGGACATTAAGGAAATGTTGGAAGCTGGAACAGGCTTTAAATGGAAAGAATTAAGATATTTGAAAACTCCTCCTTTACCTTATTTTATTTATATAGATGAAACTTATACTAGAGGAGCAGATATACTTCAAAATATCAAAGAGCATAATTTAACTTTAGAATACTATAACGATAAAGAAGATAAGTCTAAAGAAAAAATAATTGAAGACTTTTTAAAAGACAATGATTATCAATATACAAAAATAAAGAATGGTTATCAGAAGAAAAGATGTTTGTAATTATTTATGAATTAGATACATTTTTAGAAAAAGTGAAAGGAGAAATTTAGATGGCTAAAAGAGATAAAGAAAAAATTACTTTAGGTAGTGGTAAATTATACATAATGGAATTTACAGGAACTATTCCTGAAAATACAGCAATTGAAACTGATGAAAATAGAATTGGTTGGATAAAAGGAGGAGCAGAGTTAAGTTATGCTCCAGAATTTTATACTGCAGAAGATGATCTAGGAAAAGTTAAAAAGAGAACTCTTCAAAGTGAAGAAGTAACACTAAAATCAGGTATTATGACTTGGAACGGTGAAACTCTTAAAAAATTAGTTAGTACTGGATCAACTGAAGAAGCAAATGGAGTTAGAACAACTAAAATTGGTGGAACAGGAAATTATGATGGTAAAAGTTATGTTATTCATTTCGTACATGAAGATAAAATTGATGGAAATGTACGTGTAACTATTGTAGGTCAAAATACATCAGGGTTCACATTGGCTTTTGCAAAAGATTCAGAAACTGTAATTGATGCTGAATTTAGTGCATTACCAAATGATGAAAAAGGAACATTAATTATAATTCAAGAAGAAATAGATGCAGCTGCTTAAGGAGAGGAATAAAGAATGTTAGATCTAACAATATATAAATCTAGATATTATGATGTGAAAACTAATGATAATGAAGTTATTCATTTAGAGATACCAAAGAAAAAGCAATTAAAATCACTTGTATCATTAACAAAAAATTTAAATAGTAAAGAGTTAAATGAAAATGACATTGATACCTTATATGAAGCATCACTAATTGCATTTAATAAAAATAAGGAAGGTAAAGTATTTACTGAAGAAGAAATAGAAGACATACTACCGATTAATTCTTTGTATGCTTTCTTTAATGGATATTATTCTTGGGTTGCTGAAAATATAAACCAAAAAAACTAGAGATTCCTTACTATCCAAAAAATGATGGTAAGGAAAATCCGTATATTATAGAAACAGTAGAAGAGAAAACAATATCTAAATACTTAAACATTCCACTATTTGAAGTTGATGAACTGGATGTAGTGGAATATAAATTCTTCTTAAGAGAAGCTTTTATATATAATTGTTCTCAAACGGAAGAAGGTATTGAATATTTACAAAATGCAAAGAGACTTGAAACAACTGATATCGATATTATAAGTTTAAGAAATAAATATGGGAAAGGTACTAATTAAATTGGCATTGCTAATTTGTTAGTGCCTTTTTTTTATTATCAGAAAGGAGGGAAACAATGGCTAGTTCAAAAATAAAAGGTATAACTATTGAAATTGGTGGAAATACAACAAAACTAGGAAAAGCTTTAGAAGGTGTAGAAAAACAAAGTAAAAATCTGCAAAGTGAATTAAAAGGTGTAAATTCATTATTAAAATTAGATCCTAGCAATGTAGAGTTGCTAAAACAAAAACAAGAATTATTAACGCAAAGCATAACTGAAACTGAAGCAAAACAAAAAATACTTCAAGAAACTTTAAAAGATATTGATAGTGGAAAAGTAGAAGTTACTGCTGAACAATATCGTGATTTGCAAAGAGAATTACAATATACAAACATAAAATTAAGAGATTTAAATACTGAAACACAAAAATTTAATTCAACATTAAAAGAAAGTGAGAACGCTTCCAGTTCATTAACAGAAACAATATCTGAACAAGAAGATGAATTAGGTACATTAAAAAAAGAATATGCAAATGTTGTATTAGAACAAGGAAAAAATTCAAAAGAAGCAAAATCACTTGGACAACAAATAGAAAATTTATCAAGTCAATTAAAAGATAATAAGAAAAAAATGAGTGATGCTTCTGATGGTGCAGATGAATTTGATAAGTCATTAGAAGAACTACAAGATGAAGCAAAAGATACTGAAAGTGCAGTATCTAAACTAGGAAAAGGTCTTGGGAATGTTGCTAAAGTAGGGATGACAACAGCCGTTACTGGTGCAGCTGCACTTGTTGGTGGATTTTTAGCAAGTGGGGAAGCAAGTCAAGAATTTGTTGAAGATATGGGTAAATTGGAAACTGCTTTTACTACTTCTGGGCATAGTGCTGAAACAGGAAAAAAAGTATATGAAGGTTTTGTTGGTATTCTTGGAGAAACTGATCAATCAGTTGAAGCAGTAAACCATTTAGCTAAACTAACAAAATCAGAAGAAGAACTTGCACAATGGACAGATATAGCAGCTGGAGTTTATGCGACATTTGGAGATAGCTTGCCAATCGAAGGTTTAACCGAAGCTGCCAATGAAACAGCAAAAGTAGGTCAAGTAACAGGACCTCTTGCAGATGCTCTTAATTGGGCAGGTGTAAGCGAAGAAGCATTTAACAAAACATTAGAAGAATGCAATTCAGAACAAGAACGTGCAGCTATAATTACAGCACAATTATCACATATGTATGGGGAAGCCGGTGCTAAATATCAAGAAGTAAACAAAGATTTAATAGCATCGAGGCAAGCATCAAGTGATTTTTCTGAAGCTCTTGCTAATATCGGTCAATTAGCAATGCCAATCACTACCGCTATTAAACAACTAGGAGCGGATTTATTAAATTCTTTAGTTCCAGGGTTAACTTTAGTCACTGATGGCTTAAAAGAAATGGCAAATGGTATTGAAGGTGGAGCGGATAAATTACAAGATGGAATACAAAGTGTTATAGATAATTTGTTAAGCAAACTCACCGAAGTACTTCCAACAATTCTACAAGTTGGAGTTGGTGTAATAACTTCATTATTAGAAGGTATTATTCAAGCTTTGCCATCGGTATTAGAAACAATTATGGATATAATACCACAGATAACACAAAGTTTATTAGACATGTTACCTTTATTAGTTGATGTAGGAGTTGAATTAATAACTAGTCTATTAACTGGTTTAGGAGAAATGATTCCTGAAATAGTGGTTCAAATTATTGAGATTATACCTAAAATAGTTGATTCGTTAGTTAAAGGAATACCAAAATTAATACAAGGTGCTATTCAATTTTTTATGGCAATTATTCAAGCTTTACCAACTGTTATTCAAGCATTATTAGTAGCATTGCCACAAGTAATAACAAGTATTATAAATGGCTTAATTGTTGGTATTCCAATGCTTATACAAGGAGCTATTCAATTATTAAATGCATTAGTAGATGCAATTCCAATTATTATTCCTGTATTAGTTGAAAATCTTCCAACAATTATAGAATCAATAATAAATGGGTTAATTGAACTTACTCCAGTTTTATTAGATGGTGCATTCCAGGTATTTATGGCACTAGTTGATGCAATTCCATTGATAGTTGTTGAATTGTTAATAGCATTGCCACAAATAATAGATGCAGTGCTAACTGGATTAGCTACACCACTAGGTGAATTATTTAGTGGAATATGGAATGGAATTGTAGATGTATTTAGTGGAGTTGCAACTTGGTTTGGAGATATTTTCACAAATGCATGGAATGGTATTAAGAAAGTATTTGATCCAGTAAAAAAATTCTTTGGTGATATATGGACTGGAATAAAAAATGCATTTGGAAGTGTTACAAGCTGGTTTAAAGATACATTTTCAAAAGCTTGGACAAATGTTAAGAATGTATTTTCAACAGGTGGAAAGATATTTGATGGAATTAAGGATGGGATTGCTTCAACATTTAAAACTGTAGTTAATGGAATCATTGGAGGGATTAATAAAGTAATAGCAGTTCCTTTTAAAGCAATAAATAAGATGCTAAATAAAATAAGAAATGCAGAATTTTTAGGGATTGCACCTTTTAAAGGTATGTGGAATCAAAATCCTTTATCAATTCCAGAAATACCAAAATTAAAAACTGGAACTAACTTTGTTCCATTTGATAATATGCCAGCAATATTGCATAAAGGTGAACAAGTAGTGCCAGCAAAATATAATCCAGCAATAGATAATAGTCATATGCAAAATGCAATGATGGATGCATTGACTAATTTTGTTAGTGATAGAAGTGCAAAAACTTCTTCTATCCAACAAGAGAATACTAAACTTGTAAAATTATTAGAAACATATTTGCCTTTAATAGAACAAAATTATGGGCAAGATGTTGTATTAGATGATGGAACTCTAGTTGGGAAGATACTTCCTAAAGTAGATGCTGGACTAGGGGATTTAGCATTTAAAAGAAAGAGGGGATATTAATGAATAACAACGGAGTTACTTTTGGTAACAAAAATTCATTTACTGATTGGGATTTATTAATGACTTCAAAAACAATAGGTGAAGCAGTCCCTAAAACTAAATATTTAGAGATACCAGGAAGAGATGGAACATTAGATTTTACTGAATCAACTGGAGAAGTAAAATATAGTGATAGAATTTTGACTTTTAGGTTTGAGTTATTAAATCCACCATCTTTTTGGGAAACTCAAAGAGAAATAGTTAATCATTTAAATGGGAAAAAACTAAAAATAATTTTAGATCAAGATCCTAATTACTATTTCTATGGTAGATGTAAAGTCGTAAGTGATAATTTAATAAAGAATTTGGGAGATTTTAATATAGAATGTACTTGTGATCCTTATAAGTATAAAAAAGAAGAAACAGTTATAACTCAAAATGTAAGTGTAGGAAATTCATATAATTATATAAATGATAGAAAATCAGTAATTCCAATATTAACTTTAAGTAGTGAAATGATAATTGAATTTGAAGGCAATTCTTATAGTTTAGGTGCTGGAAGTCAAAAAGTATTAGATATTCAATTCAAAGAAGGGACTAATACAATTAAAATCATTAGTGGAAGCGGTACATTGACTGTAGCATATCAGGAGGCTAGTTTATAATGTATCAAATAAAGCAAGGGAATTATGTATTATATGATTTGAGAGATGAAGATCTAATTTTAGAAAATCCACAATTAGATTTAGAATTAAATAAAATTGGGAATTTAAGTTTTTCAATATATCCTACACATCCACATTTTGAAAGAATACAAAAATTATCATCTAAAATGACAGTATTAAAAGATAATACTGTTATTTTTATGGGTAGAGTAATTAGTGATGAACAAGGATTATATAACAATAAAAAAGTCAATTGTGAGGGAGTTCTAGGGTATTTAAATGATAGTATCGTTAGACCTTTTTCTTTTAGTGGGACTCCTTCCCAATTCTTCACTAACTTATTTAACGATCATAATTTACAAGTTACTGAAGAACAACAACTAAAAGTAGGAATTATAACAGTAACAGATTCAAACGATTATATTTCAAGAAGTTCAATCGATTATAAATCAACTTGGGATGTTTTAAATGATGCCTTAATAAGTAAATTAGGCGGATATTTAAGAGTTAGATATGAAACTGATGGAGTTTATGTTGATTATCTAGAAGATTTTGATGATACATCTACACAAGATATAGAGTTTGGAAAAAATCTAATTGATGTTTTAGTTAAGAATGATGCAGCTGATGTTTGTACTGCAGTTATTCCGTTAGGTGCTGAAATTGAAAAAGAAGATGGGACAACTGAAAAACTAACTATAAAAAGTGTAAATAATGGTTTAGATTATCTAATTAATCAAGAAGCATATGAGAAATATGGCTTTATAGTTGCTCCAGTAGAAAATACAACCTGGGATGATGTAACAGTTCCATCTAATTTATTACGTAAAGGAACTGAATTTTTAAATAATCAAGCAGTAATGCTAAAAAGCACTATTGAATTAAGTTCTGCAGATTTAAGTTTAGTTGATAAAGATATAGAGAGTTTTTGGATTTATCAATATATTAGATTTATTAGTTCGATGAATGGAATAAAAGAAAGATATTTATTAAATAAAATAAGTATTCCTATTTCTATTCCTGAAATGATGAAAATAACACTAGGCAAGGAAATAACATCCTTAACTGGTATAGAAATGTCTAATAAAAATAACATTAATGATGTTGTAAATCGAGTTGGAAAAGTAGAAAAAAATTATACTATTGAAAGTGGTAAGTTAAGTGATTTAGAAAAGTCTATCAATTATTTTAGTGTTGATTTATCACAATATAATTTAACTATTCCAACAAACGAAAGTAAAAAACCACTAGAATCTAAAATTTATGATGTTAATTTTTATGGTTATTTTAAAGGACAACAAATAATTCCAACTGTATCAATAAATAATTCTAATACAGGTATTACAGTAACACAAACTGATAGTTATATAAGATTTGCAGTTGATAGCAATACACCTATTTCAAATACGTTAAATGAATACACAATTACATTTAATTATGAAGTAGATAATAAGACTTATTCAATAATTAAAAAGATTGATATAGCTTTAGCTTTAAAAGGTAGTGATGGAACAAGCGGAAGCGATGGGAAGAGTGCTTATCAAGTGTGGTTAGAAGCTGGAAATACTGGAACAGAACAAGACTATTTGAATAGTTTAAAAGGTATTCCAGGAACTCCAGGAACAAGTACGTATTTTTATGTAAGATATAGTGCTAATTCAAATGGTAATCCAATGACTACCTCACCACAAGAAAACACTAAATATATGGGAGTTACATCAACTACTTCTAGTACTGCTCCAACATCTTATAGTGCTTATACATGGACTTTAATTAAAGGTAGTGATGGAACAAGTGGGACTCCAGGAACGCCAGGTGCAGATGGGAAAAGCTCATACTTGCATATCAAATACAGTGATGATGGAACTACATTTACTGCAAATGCTGGAGAAGATATTGGGAGATATAGAGGGGAATTAGTTGATAATAACCCTACTGATAGCACTACTTTTAGTGATTATACTTGGTATGATATGGCTCTAATTGTAGATGCAGAATTAAATGAAATAAGAGAAGAATTGCAAGTTAATATTACATCTATTCAACAAAATAATAATGAAATATTAATGACTGCTTTGCAAGACTATACTTCAAAGAGTGAATTTGAAACATATCAAAATCAAATATCAACTCAGTTTCAACAAACGAGTGAAAACTTTGAATTTAATATAAATAATGTCACATCTCAAATAAATAAATTAGATGGAGATACTCAACAAAAATTTGAGGAGATAAATACTTATTTTAGAATTACTGGAGATGGAACTGAATTAGGTAAAAGTGATAGTGATATCATTCTTAAACAACAAAATGACAGAATAAGCTTTATTCAAAATAATAATGAAGTTGCTTATATAAGTAATAGTACTTTATTTATTACAGATGCTCATTTTTTGATAAGTATAAGAATCGGTAATTTTGCTTTAAAACCAAGAGCTAACGGAAACTTATCACTTATTTATGTAGGAGGTGAGTAGATGGCAACAAGTGGATATAAAGATGTAACAGTAGCGGGATCAATAAAGTTAAGATTTTCTTGGACTGCTGGAAAACAAAATATAGAAAATAATTATACACCAGTAAACTGGGTATTACAGTTAATAAGTAGTAATTCAACTGCTAAAATCTCATCAACTGCATCTAAAGACTATTCAGTAACAGTAGATGGGAAAACGTGGAGCGGTACAAATACAATAGGCTTAAGCGGAAATGCAACTAAAACATTAGCGAGTGGCTCTAAAAATATCTATCATAATTCTGATGGAACAAAATCGTTTAGTTATTCATTTAGTCAAGAA